GACAGCGGCGCGGGCGTGGGCGTGGAGCCCCCGCTGCCGCTGGTGGTGTGGCCGCGGACGATGGTGATCTGCAGCTGCTCGTCCTGCGCGTCGCCGGAGTCGCTGGTCTGGCCCAGCTCGATGCCGACGATCTCGATGGGGCGGTTGGCGGCGGGGGTAAGTTCGAACAGGTCCTGCGCGGCGCTGACGGCGACGGCGCTGAAAGTGACGGTGTAGATGCGGCCTCGCATGGTGTGATCCTTTGGGTGTTGGGTTACGCGGGCACGCCGCCGATTTGCAGCTCGCCCTTGATCTGGTCGAGCACGTCGCGCACGGAGCCGAGGCCGCCGCGCAGCTCGAGGTAGCCGGCGCGGTCGAGCGAGAGCTGCGCGTCCTGGCGCGCGACCACGTCGGCGAGCTGCTGGGTTTGCTGTGCGACGTTGGCCAGGTGGGCCGCGATGATGGCGAGCTGCGCGGTCTGGTTGCCCAGCTCGGCGGACGTGGCGGTGGGCGTGCCGGTGTTGCCGATGGGGGACGAGTCAGCCACCAGGGACGACAGGGCCGGGGCCGATGTGTCCACGGTGCCGCCCGTGGGCCTGGTGCCAATGGTGGCCGCGGCGTTGCCGCCGAGCGCGGTGTCGATGGACAGCAGCGCGGCCAGCATGTCGGCCGAGTTGTCGGCCACGTCGGTGAGGGCGTCGAACTGCTGCTGCAGCAGCGACAGTTGCGGGTTGGCCTGGATGGCGCCGCCGAAGGCGTTGAGCTCGCGCGTGACGCGGTCGTAGATGCTGGCGAAGGCCGGGCCGCTGGCGTAGGCGCTGGCGGCCTCTTCGATGTAGGCGCGGGCGTTGGCGATGAGGTTGCCCTGCGCCGTCTGGTCGCCGGCCTGGGCCTGGCGCAGCGTGGCCTGGTACAGGCTCTCGGCGCTGCCCACCTGGGCGCGGCGGCTGAGCGGCGACAGGTCCGAGAAGCTGAGCGTGCCGGTGAACTGGCCGATGTCGGCCGACAGGCCCTGCAGGCGCTGGGCGGCGCTGATCTGCTCTTGCAGGGACTGCTTGGTGGTCTGCGCGGCCTTGTCGCGCAGGGCCGACTCTTCGCTGATGCGCGCGATGATGGTCTGCTGCAGCTGCTGGGCCACGGCCACCGGGTCTTCGGCGGTGGATAGGCGGCCGAACAGGGCGGCTTCGGTGGACTTGAGCGAGGCGATGCGGTCGGCCGGCGTCAGGGTCTTGAGGCGGGCTTGCTCGATGGCGTCGGCCAGGGTGCCGGTGCGGTAGGCCTTGACGGCGTTGCTGGTGCCGTACAGCACGTCCTGCAAGTCCTTCCAGGCGCCGTAGGCGTCGAGAATGGCCTGCTTGCCGTCCACGCCCACGGCGGACCACAGCGCCATGAGGTCGTCCTTGGTGGACGAGAGGATGCCGGGCACGGTGGCGTCGATGCCGCCGGCCTGCAGGGCCTGCTGGATGCGGGCGGCCTTGTAGGCGGCCAGCTCGGGGCCCTTGAGGAAGTCGCCCGCTATGCTGTCCACGCCGTTGTTGACGGCCTGGGCCTTGGCCGCAAAGGCGGCGGCGTCGGCGGCGTCGTAGATGGACTGCCGCATGGACGCGAGCGCGGGGTCGAGCTGGCGCAGGGCGTCAATCTCGCGCTGGCGCTCGACGGCCACGGCGGCCAGCTCGTTGCCCTGGGCGCGCAGCAGCTCGACCTGCAGGTCTGACTGCTTGGCGGCCACCTGGGCGGCGATCTCGTCGGCCTTGCGCTGGGCCTCGTCGGCCGCGGTGGCGATGGAGTCGAAGGCACCCGACACACCCAGCAGCGCGGCAATGGCGCGCTGGCCGGATTCGGTGGTGCTGTCCTGGCTTTCGACGAGGGCGCGGAAGGCCTCGCGCGAGGCGGGCATGGACAGGCCCACCTTGCCCAGCGCGTCGGCCACCTGGGTGCTGACGTTGGCGGCGCGCTCGGCGTCGCTGTAGAAGGCGCTGTAGTAGGTGGCGAAGTTGGTGCCCAGCGCGTCGAGCCCGCCGCTGAACTTGCCGAGCGCAAACACTGCGTCGGACGACAGCGCGCCGATCTGGCCCAGGAAGCCGGGCAGCGGCTTGAGCGCGTCGGTGAACAGGACGATGGCGGCCTGCGTCTCGGTGATGGCCTTGACCGACTCGGCCAGCTTGTCGGCGCCGGCCGATGCGTCGAGCGCCGAGAGCTGGTCGCTGGCCCACTTGGGCAGGTCGATGGACAGCAGGGCCACCTTGACCGCGGCGGCGGACTGGGCCGAGAAGGCCTCGAAGGCCTTGGTGGGGTCGGAGCTGAGGGTGGACTTGTCGGTCTGCGCGAAGCCGATGACGGTGTCGATGCCGTCCTTGGTGACCTGGAAGAGTGCCTCGGCGGCGTCCTTGCCGTCCGCCTCGAACACGGCGCGCAGGCCATAGGCGGCGTCCTTGCCGAAGGCGGCCACGCCCTGGTTGAGCGTGGTGGTGAGCTGGGTGACGAGCAGGCTGACGGCTTGTTGCGTTTCGGCCTGCTGCTTGCCGCCTTGCTGGGCGGTGATGTCGGTGATGGCGCCGGAGGCGGACGACTGCACGTAGCCGCCCATGTGCGGCGTGCCGGCGCCGCCCTGGAAGAGCTTGTCGACCGCGCTGCCGATGACCTTGCCGATCAATCCGCCGATGGGCCCGGCGACGTAGGTGCCCATCGCCTGGCCTGCGGCGGTGCCCCACTTGCCGGCCTTGGCGGACATGAACGCGTCGGCGTAGCTGACGAACGAGCCGGCCGACTTGGCGAAGCTGCCAAGCATCTCGCCCGTTGGCGTGAGCGACTGGCTGTACGCGCTGATGTTGTTGCCGGTGGTGGCCGCCGTCGACAGGCCGATGGACTGGCCAAAGCTGGACATGGCCAGGTTGTTGAACGGCGTAGCCAGCGAGCCTGTGGACAGGAGGGTGCCCATCATGCCCATCAACGAGCCGGAGCCGCCCTGCACGCCGGGCGCGGCGCCTCCATTGATGACGCCGGTGATAGCACCGGTGATCGCGCCCGTGATGGGCGCCATCGCAGCCATGATGACGGGGCGGATGACCTGGCTTTCGATCAGGCGCTTGGCGCTGGCGAAGTTGCCGGTGAGTGCGTCGTACAGCGCGTCGCCGACCTGGCTGTAGACGTCCTGCCAGACCTTGAGCGACTCTTCGGCGGCCCGCTTGTTGGCCGCCACCTCGTCCTTGCTGTGGATGAGGCCGACCAGGCGCTGGCGGGCCTGGATCTCGCGCTCTATGGCGGCCACGGCGTCTTCGTTGCCGAGGTTGGCCGTCTGCTTTTCGCGCAGGCGCTCGACGGTGACGACGGCGATGGCCTCGGCCAGCGAGATGTTGCTGGCCGCGGCGATGTCGGCGGCGCGGGCCTCGTCGACCATGGCCTGCACCTGGCCCTCAGCCGCATCGGACGAGCGGTTGAGCTCGGCGATGTACCGGGCGTGCAGCTTGGCGCCTTCGGCGGCGGCGGCGGCGGCCTCCTTCTGGGCCTTGGCCAGCTCTTCGGCGTTGTGCGCGGCGATGAGGGCGGACACGGCCATCTGCCGCATCTGCTCGCTGTTGGTGCTGTAGGCCGGCGACTCGAGGTACTTGACCAGCGCGGCCTGGGCCTTGGACAGGCCGAGCGTGGAAGATTCGGCCTCGGCCTGCAGCTTGGCGGCGCTTTCGAGCGTGCTGGCCCACACCTTGGCGGCATCGCGCTCGGCGCGGAAGGCGTCGGCGGTGTCCTTGTGGACCTTGGCGGTTTCCTTGTACTTGTCGTTGACGAAGGCGATGCGCTTGGCGAGATCGGGGTCGTTGCTCTTCTTCCCGGCCTCGGCTGCCTCGATGCGCAGCTGCTTGATCTCGGCCTCTTTCTTGGCATTCTTGTCGAGGTACTTGCTGCCCTCGGCGATCCACTTGATGGCCGCTTGTTGCTGAGCGGCGTTTGCGGCCGCCGAGGCTGCGCGCTCTTGCTCCTTGAATGCAGCCTTGTTCAGAACTTCGAGTTGCAAGTCGAGCGTGTGCAGCTCGGCGTCGTAGGTGGCCTGGCGCTTGCCGCCGCGGTCGGTGGTGCGCGAAGCCTGGCGCTGGGCAATCTGGCCGCGCACCTCAGCGATCTGGTCCTGCGTGGTGGGCGTGCGGCCGATCTTCTTCAGCTCTTCGCCGTAGCCGGCCACGGCGCGGGTGATGGCAAGCCACGCGCGCTCCAGCGTGCCCAGGTTGGCGGCGGTGGAGTTGGCGCGGGCCTCGAGCTCGCGCATGGTGAGCTCGACGGCGGCGTTCTTGTTGCCGCTGTCTTCCAGCGCCTTGATGTTGGCGTACTGGGCGGCGGTGAGAAAGTTGTACTGCTCGTTGAGCTTGCGGGCGCTTTCGGCCACGTTGTCGGTGAAGCCGACGAAGCGCTTGGCCACGTCGCCAACGGCCTCGCCGGTGGCGCGCGACAGGGCGGTGGCGGCGCCGGCGGTGGCTTCGAGCGCGGTGCCCGACAGCCTGCCGCTGGCCACCAGGGCCTGCAGCGCCTCGCGGGCGGTGCCCACGCCGGCCAGGGTGCGCTTGCCGATGGAATCGGCCAGGGAGTTGAAGCGGCCCTCGGTGATGCCGGCGGCGTTGCCGGTGAGGGCCAGCGCATTGGAAAATTCCTTGCTCTGCGCGGCGCCGGCCGAGTAGGCCAGGCCGATGGTGCCGATGGCCGCCGCGGCGGCGCCCAGGCCGAGGACGGCGGGCGTGAGCAGCGAGGTGACGGCCTTGGCCGCGTTGCCGAAGCCACCGAACACGGCCGAGAGCTGGCTGCCCTGCTGGATGAAGGCGGTGACGGGCGATTGCCCGGCCTGCACCTGCACGAAGAAGTCTTGCAGCTGCGCGCCGAGCTGGGCGTTCTGGTACTGGGCCTGGCCGGCGGAACGGCCCATCTTGTCCATGCCCGCGGCCGTGGCCTGCAGGCCGGCCTGCACCTGCTGCACGCCGTCGAGCGATATCCTGGCCTTGATTTCGGCGGTCATGGGTCAGCCCTCAGCCCTGCCCGCTCGCCGCGGCGCGGCGCTCGGCGATGAGGGACAACGTCTTGCGGATCCAGGCGCCTTCCATGACACACACGTCCTCGAAGACGGCCTCGCGCTGGTTGCGCGGCAGGCGGCGAAACGCGGGCGCGGCGCGCACGCGGCAGTAGTCCAGCCCGGTGGGCTGGCCGTCGGCCCAGACGAACTGGGTCTCGACGGCGCGGAACAGCTGCAGCGCGGGCAGGTGCTCGGGCCACAGCGTGAAAGTCTCGGCCACCCGCGTGACCTGCTGGCGGGCCTGCATGGCGGCGATGCGCGCCCAGGCGCCCTGCTGGGCTGCGGGGCGCGGTTCGGGCTCGTGGCTTTGTGCAGGACCGGCCGATGGGTCGGCCGCCGGGGCTGGCTGGTCGTCGGGCTGCGGCTGCGGGTCGGGTGGCGGGCCACTGGGTTCCCCTTGGAAAGCATTGGCCGCCAGCAGCTCGGCCAGCCGGGTCAGTTTCCCAGCTTGGCCTTTGCGCCGGTGGCGTCGATGTAGGCGGACAGCACCAGGCCGGGCATGTTGGGCACCAGGCCGTACAGCGCGTCCAGCGCGTCGGCGCCGGCCGCGATGGGCTGGTTGGTGTCGGCATCGACCAGGGGCGACTTGTCGTCGACCCAGCCGAGCATGGTGATGGCGGCCGGGCCGGTGAGGAACTGGCCAACGGTGGTGCCGTCGCCCTTCTCGGGCTGGGGCGCGCGCGTGGCCTGCAGGAGCAGGCCGAAGTCGCGCTGCTTGTCGCGGTCGCCCAACGTGAACGGGCAGGCGAACTCGACCAGGTCGGAGACGGCGAGCTTGTAGCGGGGTTGCTTCATGGGCGGCGGCCGATCAGGTGAACGAGGTGAACCAGCCGTCGATGCTGATGCTGACCTTGCGCTTGAGCACGTTCTCGAACGTGGGCAGCTCGCTGGCGCTGACCGTGCCGTAGCAGTACGCGTAGGCCGCGCCCGGAAGCAGGAACTTGAAGGCGCGCTTGCCCAGCTTGCGCGACGTGGTGAGCAAGCTGACCTGCGCGGCGTTGGCGGGGTCGAAGCCGAGCGTGAACTCGAGGCCGGCCGCAGCAAAGCCGTACGGCAGGCGGATGCCGTTTCGCTTTTCGTAAGGGTTCACCTCTTCGTACTTCGCATCGCCACCGGAGCCGCTGACGCCCAGCACCTGGCCGATCTCGATCCAGCCGCTGATGGGCACCAGGGTGCCGGTGTCGGAGCCCTGGGGGTACAAGTCGGTGTCGGACGAGTCGTAGCCGGGCAACTCGACGGTGTTGGTGGCGACGTTGGCAACGCGGAACACCGAGTTGTTGAAGTCTTCCCAGCCGACCAGGGCGAGCACTTCGTCGGCATTGCTGAAGCCGTGCGCGTTGGCGGTGACCACCGGCGGCTCGGCGTTGGAGATGTTGCTGACGGTCTTGGCCGAGCCCAGGCCCGACGAGACGTAGAAGCGCGATCCGGGGAGGGTGTGGTACATGGTGTGGGCTCCTGGGGGTGTCAGGTGTTGAGCGGCGTCAGCGTTGACCCCGCGATGTGCTGGATGGGCAGGACGATGGTGACCAGGCCGACGGTGGTGTCGGCCTCGTCGAGTTGCCAGTGGATCTCGGGCTCGCCGGCCCATTCCCACGCGCCGCCGGCAATGGGCTGCGCGCAGATGCGGGTGTAGGCGGCCTGCAGGACGGGGTCGACCGCGGCGTGGCCGTCGCTGTCGGCGGCGGCGCGGGCGCCCATCTCGATGGCGACGGCGGTGTGCCAGGTGGTGGCCAGTCCGTCGATCGACAGGCGGGTGCCGGTGGACCGGATGAGGCGCACGGCCGCCACCGTGGCGGCAGTGAGTTGCGCGGGAACGGCGCGGCCGCGCTTGACGATGTGGGCCACCGGCGGGCTGGCGGTGAGCGCCGCCATGACGGCGTCGGTGAGCTGCAGGTGCGCGCTGGCGGTCATGCGGCAAGCCTCAGCGACATGTCGACCCAGCCCAGGCCATCGGGCTCGATGGTCTGGACGGTGTAGGCCGGGCCGCCGACGATCTGCACGGCGCTGTCGATATGCACGCCGGCGGAGTCAAATGTGGTCAGGCCGATGCGGGGGCGCTGCACCCCCATGGCGTCGAGCGCGACAGCGTAGCCGTTGTCGTACACCACGCGCACGGGATCAGGCCCGCCGTCGATGAGCGCGGCAGCATTGGTCATGCGCGTCATGGACGCGTTGAGCCGTTGCATGGAGGCTTCGAAGGTCATGGCCTGGGCGAGCGGGTGGCGTGGGTCGGGCGGCTATCAGGTGCCGGCCAGGCTGTTGACGCCGATGCGCATCTTCACGGTGCTGGACGGGTTGGCCGCAGCTTCGACGGCGATGCCGACGGCGCGCTGGCCGCTGGTGGTCTTGTTGACGACGCTGTTGGTGGCGTCCCAGTACAGGACGTCGCCGACGGCGATGGCCAGCGCGCTGGTCTTGGCGATGGTGACGACGCCGCGCGTGACGAACGCGCTGGCCGTGCCGTTGACGCCGGGCACGGCGGCCACGCCGAACAGCGCCGTGCCGAACAGCCGGCCGACGCCGGCGGCAACGGTGGCGCCCGGGTCCAGGTCGAGGACGTCGCCCTCTTGTACGAAGTTGATCATGCTGGGGTGCTCCTGTGGGGTATCGAAGGGGGCGATCGATCAGGCGCCGGCGGACTTGTA